TTTGATGGCCTTGCTGGGTTTCTTGGTCGAAGCCGGTAAGGGCGTAGTTCGCACAACGCTGGAAGATATCTCTGAGAACCAAGGCAACATGCCGGTCGGGACTCAGCTTGCTCGTATTGAGCAGGGCATGGCGGTCTTTAGCGCGATTCATGCGCGACTGCATGACGCGATGGGTCGCACGCTTAAAGTGCTGCACCGTCTCAACCAGATGTATCTGGAGGACGAGGAGGTCAAGGACGAGACGGGCGAGTTGCTTGTTAAGCGTTCGGACTTTGACGGCCCGATGGATGTGGTGCCGGTTTCGGACCCCAATATTTTCTCCGAAGCGCAGCGTTTTGCTCAGGTTCAGGCGATTGCGCAACGTGCGCTCGCGTTGCCTCAAATCTATGACATTCGTAAAGTTGAAGAGCGCATTCTGAAGCAACTGCGCGTTCCCAATGCCAAAGAACTGTTGTTGCCTGCTCCAACACCCAAGGAGTTGAATGCCGTCAATGAAAACGTTGCTGCAACGCTTGGGCGTCCGGTATCGGCGTTCCCAGAACAAGATCATCTTGCGCACTTGCAAGTTCACTTGGATTATCTCACGAGTCCCGTTCTGGGTTCTTCTATGCTCATGTCGGGAACGTTTATCCCCTCGATTCTTAATCACATCAAGGAGCATATCGCTCTTTGGTACGCGACCCATGTCTTTGAAGTGGCATCAAGTGCCGCAGGCACGGACATATCTGAATTTCAGAAAGTGAACGACAAGGACGTTAGAAAGGGCTTTGACCAAATGTTGGCAGCGGCATCACAGCGTGTGGTGCCTGACGCTACACGGGCCTTTGGTGCGATTCCGCAGATCGTGCAGCAGGCGATTGGCATGTTGCAGCAGATGCAGGGTATGAACGCGCCGCAAGATCCGCGTGTGGCTGCGCAGATGGCCGAGGTGCAGCGCAAGGCCGCTGCCGATCAAGCCAACGTTCAGGTCAAACAGGCCGAGTTGCAGTTGGCGCAAGCGAAACTTCAGAAGGAAGTTCAAGAAAACGCAGAGCGTCAACAAAACAACATGCAGCGCGAGGCGCTTAAGCAGAATCGCTTGGATGAGCGTCAGTCGGCGGAACTTAACGTCAAGTTGGTTACGAACCGAGAAGACAACCAGACGGCGAAGGAAATTGCCGCGATGGAAGCGGTTACGGGTGAGAAGGTCGGTGTTTCAACAGGTACGGGTATCAATCCTTAAGGGGTGATTTATGGCTGACAATTACATGAACCAACACAAGATGATGGCCATGGGTATGGCTGTCAGTGGACAGAAAATGGTCAATGGTGGTCCGAAGAAGGGCATGGTTGACCAGTCGAAGGGTGTCAAGGGCGACCCGAAGGCAACGCCCGCCATTATTAGCAAAGGTAAACAAAACGCATGATTGAACGCATCATTGACGAATTGGAGCGGGCCAAGGCTCGTGTCGCACACGACGCGATGAAACGGCAGCTGGAAGGTAAGGATGCTTCGTTTGAATATGGCAAGGCAGTGGGCACTTACGCCGGGTTGCAGGCCGCGTTAACTTACATTGATCGTCTTCTGCGCGAAGAAGAGGACGGAGAGGAGTTGTAATGATTACGTTGGATGAGGCTTTTCCTAGTGTAGAGCCGGGTTTGATTCCATTTGGTTCGCGTGTTTTGGTGCAGATCCGTAGCCCGAAGAAGACTTCGGCAGGCGGTATCATTTTGCACAACGAAACGCGGGAGACAGAGGTCTGGAACACCCAGATCGCAAAGGTTCACAGTCTTGGACCTTTGGCCTTCAAGAATCGCAACACGATGGAGTCTTGGCCGGAAGGCGCTTGGTGCAAACCGGGTGATTATGTCCGGGTTCCCAAGTACGGCGGAGATCGGTGGAAGGTTCCTTACGGCAACGACGAAGAGGCGTTGTTCGTGATCTTCAACGATTTAGACATCGTAGGTGGCGTGAGCGGTGACCCGCTTGCCATCAAAGCATTTATCTGAGGGCTAACACATGGCTAAGGACGAAGTATTGAAAGAGGATGACGAGAGTTCCAAAGAGGAATACGTCATTACCGAAACCCCTCCCGAGGAGCCTGCTCAAGAGGCAGCGCCTGTCGAAGCGGAAGCTTCAGCAGAGGAAGACGAGGGCGATGAGCGCCTTGCGGACGCTGATGAGGCGGACGAGGAAGAGACGGGCAAACGCCGTGCTCAGACCCCTGAGGAAAAGCGTGCGCAGCGTCAACAGCGCAAGTTCCGTCGCCGTGCGGCGATTGAGCACAAAGAGCGCGAGTTGGCGTTTTTGCGTGCGGAGAACGAAGAGTTCAAGCGCCGCTTGCAGGCCGTTGAGAGCAAGACCACGCAGTTTGACCAACAGGCTGCGGATCAGCGTCTAAACGAGACGACCAACGAAATCCAAACCGTAGACCGCATCATCGCCAAAGCGATTGAACAAGGCGCGGGAGAGGACGTTGCCAAGGCGTTATCTATCCGTGATCAACTCATGGAGCGCCGCAGGCAGCTTGAAAGTCTCAAGCAATCGTCTAAGCCGGAGCCGGAAAAGCCTCGGGTTGACCCCCGCGTGGCGGCGTATGCCAAGGAATGGATGTCGGCCAATGATTGGTACGACCCCCGTGGAAGCGACGAAGAATCCCTCATTGTGCAGACTTTGGACAAAAAGCTCGCCTCTGAAGGGTTTAACCCGGCAACGGAAGATTATTGGATTGAGTTGGACAATCGTGTAGCCAAACGCCTACCCCACCGATATGGAGAAGACACCGTGGAAGACGAGGCCCCTAAAGCAAAGGCCGCGCCAAAACGCGGTGGTCCCCCAGTCGGCGGTAAGCGCGAATATGCCGCGCCGTCCACCCGAAAAGAGATTTATATCAGCCCTGAACGCAAGCAAGCACTTGTTGACGCAGGGGTCTGGGATAACCCAGAGTTGCGTCAGAAGTACATTAAGCGTTATGCTGAATATGATCGTAACAATTCTTCTCGCTAAACAAGGGAGCGAGTTACATGAGCGATGAAAGACTGAAGAAGGTTCTTGGCGAAGGTCGTGAGAGTCGTGCTGCGTATGATCGCGCAGTGGTAGAGGAGAGAGCCATCTCCGATGATGACCGCGTTGAGATGTTTCGACAGCAATTTTTTCAGGCCGCGTTGCCTGATTTGCCGAAGATTCCGGGTTATCACACTTGCTGGTTGACAACCACGAATCCAAGGGACTCGATACAGGGCAGGATTCGGCTTGGATATGAGCCGATTAAGCCGGAGGATGTTCCCGGTTGGGAATATGCCACGCTGAAAACTGGCGAGTACGTTGGGTTTATTGGCGTCAACGAGATGTTGGCTTTTAAGATTCCCCTGTCGCTGTACAAAAAGTACATGCAGGAAGCGCACTACGATGCGCCCGCTCGGGAAGAAAGCCGACTGGCCGAAACGGCTGAGTTCCTGCGCGATCAGGCTCAGAAGTCCGGTTCAAATGTGATCGAAGGTGACGGCATTGAGGCGATGCGGGAATCGGCTAATCGTCGTGCCCCACAAGCGTGGGAATGATGTTAGCCACACATCTTTTTTGTGAGGATTAACGCATGTCTGCGACCAGTGCACCATTTGGTCTTCGGCCTGCCTATCATCCTAGCGGTATCATTCGACCCACCGCTATGACGATTGAGACGGGCTACACCTCCAACATCTTCCAGTTCCAGCCGGTCAAACTCGACACGGATGGTTTCATTGAAGCTGCTGGAAATTCTGATCCCATCATCGGTACGTTCATGGGCGTCGAGTTTACCGACGCTGACGGTCGTCGCCGCGTGAGCAACAAGTGGACGGCCTCAACCGCCGCCACGGATATTGTTGCCTACGTGACGCTTGACCCAGCGATCGTGTACGAAATCCAAGCCAACGGCTCGGTTTCGGTTTCGAACATTGGCGAACAGGCTGATTTTGCCAACGCCGATTCGGGCAACGTCACGACTGGCCTTTCTCTTGCGCAGCTCGACCGCTCGGGCTTTGTTACCTCGGGTAACAAGGTCATGCGCGTCATTGCTATTGCGCCGGAAGTTGGGAACGCCGCTGGCGACTCCTTCACCATCGTTCAAGTCCAGATTAGCGAGCACCAGTACGTCGCTAATGTGGCTGCATTTTAAGGAGGGCTAGAAAATGGCAGTCCCAATGCGCAGTACTGATTTTCGTTCCATTGTTGAGCCGATTCTTAACGAGGCTTTCGATGGCGTTTATGACCAGCGTGCTGACGAGTGGAAGCAAGTCTTCGTCCAGCAGCAGGGCATTCCACGCAACTACCACGAAGAGCCGGTGCTCTACGGGTTCGGCGCTGCTCCGGAACTTCCGGACGGTATGCCGGTCACGTATCAGGCCGGTGGCGTGCTCTTCTTGCAGCGCTATGTGTACAAGGTCTATGGCCTTGCCTTCGCGCTCACGAAGGTGCTCGTGGAAGATGGTGACCACATCCGTATCGGTCAGACCTATGCCAAGCACTTGGCGCAGTCGCTGATTGAGACGAAGGAAACCCTCTGCGCCAACGTCCTCAACCGTGCGTTCACCGCTGGCTTCAACGGTGGCGACGGCGTGCCGCTCGTCTCTACGGTCCACCCGATTGCCAACGGAACGTTCAGCAACCAGCTGACGACCCCGGCGGCTCTCTCGCAGACCTCACTTGAGCAGATCCTCATTCAGATCCGCAACGCTGTTGACAACAACGGCAAGCGCATCCGTTTGAACCCGGAGAAGCTCGTTGTGTCGCCGTCCAACGTGTTCCAAGCGGAAGTGCTCCTCAAGAGCGTCCTCCGTACGGGCACCGCCGACAACGACATCAACCCGGTGAAGTCGATGGGCCTCCTCGCTGGCGGTCAGGCTAACCTCTCGCGTTTGACCTCCACCACCGCTTGGTGGGTGAAGACGGACGCGCCGGAAGGTCTGAAGCTGATGATGCGTCGCGGCCTTGAGAAGTCAATGGAAGGCGACTTCGAGACTGATTCAACTCGCTTTAAATCGACTGAGCGTTACGCCGTTGGATTTACAGATCCAAGGACGGTGTACGGAACCGCGGGTTTGTAAGTCTCTGATTTGTAAGGGATTTTTTCTCTAGACAAATCCTTGCCCGGCTCTGTATGATGTTGGCCAACTTGGAAACAGGAAGGCAGTCATGCAGAAGCCGGGTAAGTTTTATGTATATGTTTATCTTGATCCCCGTCCGGGGAAAGGGCTTCAGCCCATCTACGTCGGCAAAGGCACCGTAGATCTCGACCGCGCCAGTTATCACTGGGAACGTCGGTGCATTAATCCTTTTTTGCAAAGTGTGCTGGATAAGATTCGGGCAGCGGGGCTTGTTCCGCAAATTACCGTGGCTGCGTACATGGAGGATGAAGAAGAAGCGTTTGCTATGGAGCGGGATTTAATTGCGCAATACGGGCGACGGGATTTACGAACCGGATCGCTTTGCAATTTGACCGAAGGAGGGCAAGGCACCGCAGGATTAAAGTACAGCGAAGAACGGTTACGTAAAAAACGAGAACAATGCTCTACGCCAGAATGGAAAGCTTTGATGTCAAAGCTAGCCACTGAAAACTGGACATCTGCTCAATACAGAGAAAAAACACTTAATGCCAGAAGGCCGCGTGAACGCGACCCCGCCTATCGCGCCCGCCTCCGCGCAGCCATCCTAAAGAGCCGCACGGAACAAGTCCGTAACAAGATCAGCGTTGCCATGCGCACCAATTGGGAATCTGACGCATATCGTGCGAAACAATCCGCTTCCAGAGCGGAGGCTCATGCACGACCGGAGGAAAAGAAACGTAAGAGCGAAGCCACAAAAAGACTATGGACACAGAAAGGAGATAGTATTAGATTAGCGATTAAGGCCGCGAAATCGACTCCGGAGCGCCGTGCTGAGGCTTCTAAAAAGTCCAAAGCATATTACGAGAGTGAAGAAGCTCGTAAGCAAGCAGGGGAGTATTCAAGGGCGTACAACACGCCTGAGGTTCGGGCAGCGAAGGCAGAGTTGTTGAAGGCGCGTTGGGCTGACCCTGAGTTTAGAGCAAAGATGCTCGCGAAGAGAAAGGCCAAAGCGCAAGGAGTTTGAGTTCTAGGTGTAACCAGCCCATTAGACCGGCCTAGCGGACGATGCACAGACTAATGGGCAACTTGTGCATGAGGTAATTTGCAATGGCAAGAACAACTTTCTCGGGTCCGGTACGATCCGAAAATGGTTTTGAAGGCAACATGGTTTCCGGAACGATCAGCAGCGCTTCCGGTGTTATCACCAACCTGCTCTGCACCACGCTGACGATTGGCAGCACCAAGCTGACCACGGCTTCGCCTTCTGGCACCGTGTCTGTTCAAGTTGGTCGCATTCCGGTTTTGGTAGGAAGCTCAACTTTCTACATCGGTTTGTACTCCAGCCTCGTGCCGTAAATTGGGAGGGGGCTTCGGCCCCCTTTCGCTTGTGATTGTGAGGGAAAGCAACCATGCGTCCTATTAGTTTTACAAGATCACAGCCTGCGGCGGATGCGGACAGCGTAGCGGCAGTGCAACTTTTGAATGCGTCCGGAGCGATTACGCTCAATGGATCGTTGGCTGCGGGCGGCGTTGCCACGCTAACGGTTCCGGCGTATCTCACGGTGTTTAGCGAAAAGTCGGCTACGGTCGATTTTATCGTGACGGGCACACGCCCGGGCGGTGGAGAGCAGATTGAGACGCTTGCAGTAACGGCATCGGGCACGGTGACGGGTTCGTTGGCGTTTGCAACGGTAACTAATGTGTTGGCTTCAGCGCCAACGAGCGCAACGATTAGTGTTGGTAACGCGGTCACGGGTTACACCGACTGGATTCCGCTTGATATTTACACGCCGAATCAGGTGACCACGATTTCTGCCAAGACGAGTGGCACGGTGAATTATTCGGTGCAGTACACCAACGAAGATCCGTTTGATCGCAGCATTCAGCAACTTGCGGTTGCACATCCAAATGCCAGCTTGACGGCAGCGTCCGGTGACGAGACTCAGTTCACGACGACGCTGATGCGTGCGGTTCGACTGAGGATTAATAGCGGTTCGGGTTCGGTTCGCTTTACTGTTGTCCAACAGTCCACGAAGTAAGCCATGGCTAACGTTAAGATTACAGATCTTACGGCGGCTACGGCTCTCGGGGGGAGCGAGCTTTTTGAGTGCGTGCAGTCTTCGACTTCGGTCAAGGCGTCGGCTACGCAGATCAAAAATTTCGTAGGCGATTCGCTGAATCTCACTGGCGGCGTGATCAACTCGGTCACGATCAACAATGCGGTCGGTGAGTTTGATTCGATTACGGTAACGGCGGGAGCTATTCCGTTTAACACAATTACGGGTCGATCATACGCGCAGAAAATATCGACTAGGGACCAAACGGCAACTTCTGCAAATGTTGCGTATGCAGTGTCATTTGATGCCGGGTCGTCGTGGGATAGCGGGATCACAGTCGCATCCAGCACAAATATCACTTTTGCGACGGCGGGCGTTTATTCGTGTGCAATGAATTTCCAGCTTAAAAATACCGACACCTCTAACCACACGGTCACGGTTTGGTATCAGAAAAACGGTACGAATGTTGATAATACTGCCTCAACAATTAGTGTGCCTAAAGCCGCTGACGGTGGTGTGACGGTGTTTGAACTTACGTTCCAAGAGCAAGTCACTGCGACTCAGTATTTGACTTTGTATTGGGCTACGAACAACACGGCTGTGACGATTGATTACACTGTTGCGTCCGCTGGTCCTCCTAACGTCCCGGCGATTCCGTCTGTAATTTTTACAGCAAATAGGATCGCCTAATGAACTGCAAAGGCGATTGGTCAGAGTGGAAACAGTTTGCCAAAGGCGGTGGGGCGTTTAAGAGTCCCGCTTGGCAGCGTAAAGCTGGGAAAAATCCTGAGGGGGGTTTAAACGAAGCGGGGCGACGGTCCGCGAAGCGGCAGGGGATGAATCTGAAGCCGCCGGTAAGTGCTGGACAGGCTAAGAAATCCCCGAAGGCAGCGGCACGGCGTCGATCATTCTGTGCGCGGATGTCGGGTATGCCGGGGCCGATGAAAGATGAGAAAGGTCGCCCGACGCGAAAGGCGTTGTCGCTACGTAAGTGGGATTGCTGATGAAAAAGAAAGTGGTTCGCAAGCGTAAGGTCAAAGTAAATCCGTTGCCGGAGCCGGTCGCACCGACTCGTCGTGAGCGGTTGATGATTAAACTCATTGTGCTGAAGGCGCGACTGCGAGGGGTATTCGCGGCGCTCAAAGCGCGTATCTCTTGAGAGGGTAAATCCATGGCTGTTAAGTACGTTAAAGATTTTTCTTACCCCAAGCACATGGGTTTCCATGCGGCATCGGGGCACATGAGCAAATACGCCAAGGGCGGCTCTGTGAAGGCGGTGCCTTCTAAGGCGAAAGATTCTTACAAGGACATGCCTGCGCGTGCGAAGCCGAATGCTCCGGCGCATGGTGCTCCGAAGATGGAATCAAAGCCCAAGGTAGGTAAGGGTCAGGGCTATGCCATGGGCGGTCGTGTGCCGGGTTATGACATGGATCGACTGCCTGCTAAGAAGCCGCCGGGACGTACGATGGATTTGGCTCCGTCGAAGCCGGAGAAGGGCGAGTATCAGGGCTATGCCAAAGGCGGCAAGGTCGCCAAGGTCATGCGCGAGTACAAGGCCGGTGAACTGCACTCGGGTTCCAAGAAGGGTCCGGTGGTGAAGAACCGCAAGCAGGCGGTTGCGATTGCGCTGTCTGAGGCCCGTAAGGCGGGTGAGAAGGTGGCAAAGAAGGCCAAGGGCGGCGAGATCTTCAGCACGGAATACCTTGCCTACGGCGACAAGAAGGGTCCGTATCGCGGTAGTCCGAAGAAGGCCAAGATGCTCGGTCGTCGGGATCGTCGTGCTCGCGAAGCCATGGAGCGTGCGGAGAAGTACGCGCCGGGAATGAGCCTTGATATGCCGGGTGAAGTTGTCAAGAAAGCAAAGGGTGGTGCGTTTCCTGATTTAACGGGCGACGGAAAAGTGACTCGTGCTGATGTGCTAAAGGGTCGTGGTGTTTTCAAAAAGGGCGGCATGGCCAAGCACGAAGATGTGAAGATGGACAAGGCCATGATGAAGAAGGCCGTTCATAAGCACGAGAAAGCAATGCACCCGGGTAAACCGCTGACGAAACTACGTCACGGCGGCGTTCCTGCTCATGGACGTAAGCCGATGTACGGCGGCGGTAAATGCTAAGATAGCGTCTGTCAGTCATTAGGGTCTGCTCGGTGCAGCGGACCACGGCGCAAGAGGGACCCTGATGGCAACTTCCGGTACGGTTTCGACAACTCAATTTACGACTAGGCAGGTCATTGACCATGCCTACAGGCGTTGTCGGCTTGGTGCGCAACAGATCACCTCTGAGATGATCGACATTGCGAACGACCAGCTTTATCTAATTCTTTCTAATCTTGCGAACCGTGGTGTGCAGCTCTGGTGTATTGAGCGCACGGTGCTGCCGCTTTATGAGGGGCAGGGCTCTGTTCCGCTGCCGTTGGGCACGGTGGATTTGCTCAATACGAACCTAAGAACGCTGCAAGAAGCGACGGGTACGGTGTCCTCAACTTCAACGACGTATCAAAATTACAATGATGAAGGCTTGACCGTTACGACGGTAGGCATCAAGTGGGCAGCGGCAGCGCAGCCTTATGTGGTTGAAAAGTCGAGCGATGGGTTGGTCTGGACAATCGTTGAGACGATTGAAGATACGACCGCGCCGACTCAGATTGCGGGCGAGTGGAGTTGGGTAGATACCGAGACTCCGCAGACTGCTGACTATTTCCGCGTTCGTGTGACGAGCGGAACCCTCTCGACCTCAGATGTTTTCTTCGGGAACACGCCTACAGAAATCCCTATAGCGCGTTTAAATCGCGATGACTATACGGCGCTGCCCAACAAATCATTTGAAGGTCGTCCTTTGCAGTTTTGGTTTGATCGTCAGATCAACCGACCGTATATGCGTCTTTGGCCGATTCCCAATCAGGCAGCGGAGACGCAGCAAATTGTGGTGTGGCGGCATCGGTACATCATGGATGTAGGCACGATGACGCAGGAACTAGAAGTTCCGCAGCGTTGGTTTGATGCGATTGTTGCGATGCTGGCGTCGAAGTTGGCGGAGGAGACTCCGGAAGTGGATGCGAACTTGATGCCGATCTTGGAAGCGAAGGCGGATAAGGCGTTGGCTCAAGCGGAAAACGAAGAGCGCGACAACAGCCCGATTTATTGGGCACCCATGATTTCGCCGTATACGAAGTGACGTATGCCGCTTTATCTTGATACGCGGGGAAAAATTTTTGCAGGAATAGGAATTTGCGATAGATGTTCTCGCAAGTTTCCGCTTGAAGAATTGATGTCTGATCCGAACTACCCCGGGTTGCGCGTATGTAAAGCGGATCAGGATGAACTCGACCCGTATCGTTTGCCCGCTCGTCAGACTGAGCGAATCACGCTGCCTTTTGTTCGTCCGGACACACCGCTCACGAGTGCGCCGTATGGTGTCATTAGTGAAGACGGCAACACGTTCTTGATTGACGAACAAGGCGATGAATACCTTGAACCGCAGCAGGTGCCCTGATGGCTACGGTGCCCAGCAACCTCATTCCCGCTCGCATAACATCCCTCCCAGAAGCTCCGGTTGCGGACCCGGCTGGTTATTTTCCAATTGTTATTGCGGTACGCTTTCGCACGACATCACGATTGCCGTAGCAAACGGTGGAATTAGTGATGTTCAATTGGATACGACAGGCGTTGCTGCGGGTACGTATGGTACGGCGCAGTTGGTGCCGGTCATTACGGTTAGCAACAAGGGCCGCGTAACCAGCATTTCGACGGTATCTATTGCACAAGCTGGATTGGTTCCGGATTCGCGTCAAGTCACCGCAGGTAGTGGAATCATTGGCGGCGGTAATCTTGCGCAGGACATTTCGTTCAGCATTGACTATGCCACGGTGGCTCCGGTTGCTGGCGGCGTGGCTTCGGTGGGTACGTCATCGAAGATTGCGCGTGGCGATCACGTTCACCCGGCAGTAGATCTTTCGGATACGGCTAAGACAACGGGCGTGTTGCCCTTAGGTCGTGGCGGTACGGGATCGGCAATATCTCCTGTAGCTGGTGCCGTGGTGTACAGCGATGGCACGAACTTTGCTCTGAGCAACCAAGGTAGCCCGGGTCAGGTGTTGTCGTCTAACGGTACGGGCGCACCGACTTGGTTGACGATTACGGGCGCGGGCACCGTTACCAGTATTGATGTCAGCAGCACGGTAAGTGGACTGGCGTTTACGGGTGGTCCGGTTACGGCGGCGGGCACAATTACGATGTCTGGAACGCTTGCTGTTACCCATGGCGGTACGGGAGCAGGCACGGCTTCGGGTGCACGGACTAACTTGGGTCTTGGAACAATTGCGACTCAAGATGCTAGTGATGTCATCATTTCAGGCGGTAGCATCACAGTTGCTACGCTCGTAGCGACTAGCAGCGCAATTACGAATCTGACGGCGACGAGTGCGACGGTTACCAATCTAAAGGCGACTAGCGCAACGATTGATAACTTTACCTTTACGTCGGCTACGGTCACCCGATTATCTGCAACTAGCGCCAGTATCAGTCAGCTTAGCGTAGAGTCCGCAAGCATTACGACGGCCAGTATTGGCAGCGCAGGGATTACGACGCTTAGCGGATCTAGCGCACAGATCACAACGATTGGCGCAACGAGCGGCAACGTTACGACGCTAACTGGCGACAGCTGGACCGTTACGAACTTCCGCGCAACCAGCGCCACGATTGACAACTTTACGTTTACTTCATCTACGGTTACGAATCTAACCGCGACCTCGGCCAGCATTACGACGCTGACAGGCGGCTCGGCCACGATTACGACGCTCAACGCCCCGACCATTACGGGCACGACCTTGGGCTACGGCTCGGCTAGTCTGACGACGTTAAGCGCGGCTAGTGCGGGTATTACGACGCTTTCCAGCGGGTCGTTTACGGCGACGAATCTCACGGCCACGAGCGGTACGGTTACGACGTTGGCGGCGACCTCGGCAGCGGTCACTAACCTGTCTGTCACGAGCCTGACCGTCAGCAGCTTGTCGCTTTCCAACGCGACCTTTACCAGCGCAACCATTACGACGCTAACCAGCACGAGCGCGGCTATTACGACCGCCTCGGGTACGTCGCTCCGGTACGGCAGTGCGGACATTACGACCCTGACTAGCGGGTCTTTGACGGCGACGAATCTGACCTCGACGAGTGGGACGGTTACGACGCTGACCTCGACTTCGGCGGGTATTACCACCCTGTCGAGCGGGTCGCTGACGGCGACTAATCTGACGGCAACCAGCGGTACGGTCACCACGCTGGCATCGACCTCGGCGGCGATTACCAATTTGTCGGTTACGAGCCTGACGGTATCGAGCCTGTCGCTCGCCAATGCGACCTTTACATCCGCCACGATTACGACGCTGACTTCGACCTCGGCGGCGATTACGACCCTTTCGGGAACCACGCTGTCGTATGGCAGTTCGTCCATTACGAACCTGTCCTTGGGAAGCCTTGTGATCAGCTCGACCACGCTGGTTGCGAACCTGAATGCTGATTTGCTGGATGGGCAAACGGGAAGTTATTATTTGGATCTGGCTAATGCCACAGGAACCCTGAGCGGGGGAGCATACTAATGCCTACTATTCTGACGAAGCGAAGCAATACTCCGGGCGCGATCCCGGCAACGGCCAATCTGACCAACGCGGCAGGGGGGGCGGAGCTGGCGGTTAATACCGCAGACAAGCGGCTCTTTACGATTACCTCCGGCAGTCAGGTCGTGGAGCTGGGTACAAATCCGGCCAGTCTGACTTGCGCGGATGCGTCGTTTACGCTTCTTAAGGCGGCGTCCGCCAGCATCACCAACCTCACGGCAACGAGCCTCGTTCTTTCCAACCTGAGTATTGCTTCGGCAAATATCACAACCCTTACCTCGTCTTCCGCGACCATCACCAACCTGCTGGCGACAACTTTAACGGTTTCTGGGGTGGGTATATTCCCAGCGGGGTCTGCTGCATCTGCTGCCATCACCACAACCGGCGACACCAACACCGGCATCTTCTTCCCTGCTGCGGACACGATTGCGTTTGCGGAAGGTGGGGTTGAGGCGATGCGAATTGACTCGTCTGCTAACGTCGGCATCGGGACGAGTTCGCCTACAAGCATTGGTGCTGGATATACATCTGTTACTACTAGCGGATCCACCGGCGGCGGAGTTGTCTTTGCTCAAGCCGGAACACAAAAAGGCGCGATCTTCAACGGCGCAAACAACGTTTACGTTGACGTAAGCAATTCCGCTGGCAATTTGTATTTACGAAATACTAGTACGGGCGCGACAACAACTCTTGATCCCTCCGGCAACCTCGGTCTGGGCGTGACGCCGAGTGCGTGGGGTAGCATCTTTAACGCGATGCAACTTGGCGATGGTGGATTTATTGCTGGACGCAGCGATGTCTTCACGCAGTTGCAGTTAGGTTGTAATGGATATTACGACGGTAGCAACTTTAAGTTTTTAGGCACCGGACGAGCCGCAAGGTATTACCAAGACGGCGGTGAACATTATTGGGAAACTTCAGCCTCCGGCACCGCAGGCAACACCATCTCGTTCACGACGGCGATGGTGATAAATGCAAGTGGCAACGTCGGCATCGGGACGACGAATCCATCTAACAAGTTTGTAGTGTCCGACGCAGGTGCGGCGGGTCTTGAAATCGCCCCAACTGGTACGGCCTCTAACCCGACCATCTTAAGTTTCAATCGCTCAACGGCTGCTTACGGTCAGTTGACGTTCGCAAGTGACTTCCTCGTTTTTATGACGAATGGAACGAACGAGCGCGCTAGGCTGACAGCAGGGGGAAATTTTTGCATAGGCACAACAGACGGGTTTTATTGGGGAGCCGGAACTAGATTAGCGGTAGAAGGGGATACTTCCACTGCTGGGGCATACGCCGCTGCATTTAGAAATGACGGAAACAACGTAAACAGAAAAGGCGTAGGAATTTCTGCCGGTACTTACAACAGCAGCGGTACTTCAACGCTTATAGATTTTTATGATGGTGATGGGGATATTGTTGGTTCTGTTACAAATGCCGGAGGTACGGTTTCGTACAATGCTTTTCTAGGGGCGCACTATTCCGAGATTGTTGGCAACGTTGTTCATTTGGTTGGAACGGTATATGAATCTGTTGATGCTCTGGTTGAGCATGAACTTAACGAACAAAAACGCCTTCCAAAAGTTACCGTTAGCGCCGAAGCAGGTTCTTCTTCTGTATACGGCGTTTACTTTGGCGAAAGTAGTTATAACAACAAAAACCAAGGGCCGACCGGGATTCTTGTTGCTTCAGTTGGTGCGGCGTGGGTTCGTTTAAACGGAAGTGTCACAGTTCAAAAAGGTGACCTTCTTGAATCCAACGGCGACGGCACGGCGCGTGTACAGGCCGACGACATCATTCGCAGCAGCACCATCGGTAAGGTTACTAGCACGGTCAAGACGCACGAATACGACGACGGATCGTACTGTGTCCCGACTGTGTTGTATTGCGGTTAATAGGAGGCATCGTGGAAGCCAAACTTGAAATGACGCTTGAAGAAGCCGTCGCCATCGTGAATCTGCTGGGTAGCCTCCCGACGAGTCAAGGCGGGTTCCCGCTCTGGCAGAAACTGAAGGCGCAGGTGGAGGCGCAAATCCCAACGGATCAGCCGAAGCCCGATGAGGCAACCAAGCAATGACCATCAACCTCGCGTTCCTCTTCATCTTCATTGGACTTCAGGGACTAGATATATGGTCCACGTTGAAGGCTTTGAAGTTGGGAGGCCGCGAGGTGAACCCGGTCCTTGCGAAGTTATTTGAGAGATACGACCCCCTCGCCACGATGGTCGCGGTCAAGTTAGCCGGGGTCTGGGCGCTGTGGTGGTTGGATAATTACTTCATTACGGGACTGCTCTGCGCGGTGTACTTGTGGGTCGTGGATCGGAACCTCGGCGTGATTGGGAAACTGAAGAAGCAATGACGGTTGAGACGAAAGATTTACGCTTGATTAAGAATGACTACGGTCATCGGATCAAGGCAGTGGAAGAAAAAGTGAGGGGAATGGAGAAGCGGATTGACTGGCTTGAAAAGTTGTTGTGGTTGTCCGCAGGCGCGGTAATTAGTTGGTTAGTGTCAATAGTTTTGAGGAATGTGTGATGGAAGACGGGCAGATTTTATTCAACATTATTATCGGAATCGCGGGGCTTTTCGGCGGTTGGATTCTGAATAACATCTCTCGTTCCATTGAGCGTCTGGACAAGGACGTTCGTGCGATGCCGTTGACCTACGTGACCCGCGTGGATTACCGCGCTGACATTGAAGAAATCAAAGCGATGCTGAACCGCATTAATGACAAGCTTGATGCCAAGGCGGATAAAGAATGAACGAAACCACTGACATTGAAATGTTCAAGGAGCAAGTCCGTGCGGAACTCAACCGCTTGGAGGCGCAGTCTTCGGCTAAAGAAGTCGCCGGTAAGGCTATTGGTAAGGACGGCCTCAAGTACATCACGGTTATCGTGATCATCGGCGTTCTTTCTAGCCTTGCGTTGGATGGTGAAAAGATCGCTGCGGTGATGGGCCTCTTGGGTGCCTCGTTGACTGCGCTCATCTCTATGCTCAACAACATCGCCGGGGCTAATGAGAAAGAAGACAAGCCTGAGTTTGGCGTGATTAAGGAGTTGATCGGCAAGTTAGACAAACTGGACCGCAAGGAGATGCCGATGCGGGTTGATGTCGAAGGCGATCATGTCACTGTTACCAAGGGTGACGACGTAGTGAGGGCTAAAAAATGATGACGTTAATTAGTACGTTTCTGTCTTTTCTTGCGGGTGGACTACCCAAAATCCTCCAGATTTTTCAAGACAGACAAGACAAGAAACACGAACTTGCCCTTGTCGCCGCCCAGAAAGAGCGTGAATTGGCTCTGATTGAACGAGGCCATATTGCTCAAGCGCGGGTAGAAGAAATCAAACTAGAGCAGATTCAAGTCCAAACGGCAGGTGAAGAACGTCAAGCACTCTATGCCCACGACATGAAGATCGGTGAAGGCGCAAGTCAGTGGGTAGTTAACCTGCGGGCCAGTGTCCGTCCGGTCGTGACTTACATCTTCGTGTTGGAACTTGTGATCTTGAACATTACTGGGCTTTTTTACGCGTGGCAGCAAGGCGCACCGTTTGCCGTAGCCATGGACAGCGTGTTTTCCGATGACGAAATGCTGATCCTGTCGTCAATTATCGCATTCTGGTTCGGTACGCAGGCGTTCAGCGGTAAGAAGTAATGAAGGTCAGCCCCGCTGCTCTGAAGATGATCAAGCATCATGAAGGTGTACGGACCAAGCCGTACCGATGCCCTGCTCTTCTTTGGACAGTCGGGGTTGGACATGTCATTGACCCTAACCATATCAAGGTGCCATTTGAAGAGCGGCGCAATTTACCGATACCCGATGGCTGGAACCGTGTCCTCACCATGGACGAGGTTGACGCTATTCTTGCTCAAGACCTTAACCGCTTTGAGCGTGGCGTGGCCCGCCTTTGCCCTTCTGCTCTTGGCAGTCAAGGAATCTTCGATAGTCTCGTTTCTTTCTCCTTCAACGTCGGCCTTGGAAATCTTCAGAGGTCTTCTCTTCGGATGAAGACAAACCGGGGAGAGTTTGAGGCTGCGGCTGAAGAGTTTATGAAGTGGACGAAGGCGGCTGGTCGAGTGCTGCCGGGTCTTGTTAAACGTCGGCAAGATGAACGTGCGTTGTATCTGTCAGGAGTTGCATAATGCCAGCAGCAATGACCTTTACCAGTTTGCAGTCGGACATCCGCAACTACCTTGAGCGTGGTGGGGCGACGGACCCGATTGTCTTTGATCAAATTCCGCGTCTCATTACGCTGGCTGAGCGGCGGATTGCGCGTGAGCTGAAGATTCAGGGTTTTCAGAATGTAGTCACGATGTCGATGCAGGCGGACGTTGCCGTGTATGCAAAGCCGGATCGGTGGCGAGATACCATCAGCATTAACTACGGTACCGGCACGGGCAACAACACGCGGGTTCAGGTCTATCCAAGATCGTATGAATATGTGCGTGAGTATTGGCCAAACGAAACCGAAACAGACCCGCCAAAGTTTTACGCTGACTACAATTACAATTACTGGATCTTTGCCCCAACGCCCGATGCGGCGTACCCGGTAGAGATTCTGTATTACGAACTGCCGCCGTTGTTGGATGATACGAATCAGACCAACTGGTTGTCGGAGTACGCGCCCAACTTGTTGCTGTATGGGTCGCTTGTGGAGGCGACGCCGTTTGTGAAGGACGACCAGCGCGTGCAGTTGTGGCAGTCCTACTACGACCGCGCTTTGGCGGCGTTGAATGGTGAAGACTTACAGAAGATCGTTGATCGGTCTACGAATCGTCGGGAGGCTTAACAGTGCCTAGCTTTACTCAAACTTTCGGCGGAACGAACATCTATCCAAGTGATGTCTCGTACCGTTATGTGTCCCTGACGATTGATCAGGTACTGGACTGGCCGCTGGAGACTGCACCGTCAAATGATGTCGTTGCATCCATTATGGATGTTAATGCGACGACGACCAGCCTTGTCATCACGATGCCGGATGCGCGGGATGCGAGTACCGGCGAAACGGTGTTATTTAATAACGTAGGTTCTAACACCTTTACGGTCAAGACCAGCACGGGCGTGCAGATTTGTGCACCGTCTTCGGGCAGTACGTTTCAGATTTACCTGACGGATAACAGCACGGAGTCTGGAGCTTGGCGTTCGTTCCAATATGGTGCATCGGCTTCGGCTGCGAACGCGGCGGCACTTGCTGGTCTTGGTCTGAAGGCAATTGCGACGACGCTCAACCAATCGGTTCCGGTCAGTACGTTTAATAGCAATTACACGACCTCAACAAGCGATAGAGCGAAGGCGCTAGTTTGGACGGGTGGTGCGGGAACATTGGCGTTTTCAACAGCGTCAATGCTTGGCAACGACTGGTTTGTCAATGTCCGCAACAGCGGCACGGGCGATCTGACGCTAAACCCAAGCAGTTCAGAGACGATCAACGGCGAACTGACGCTGGTATTGTCTCCGGGCGACAGCGCGATTGTGGTTACGGATGGCGTAGAGTTTTGGACGATTGGCTTCGGTCAGTCGGCTATCTATGCCTTTAGCTTGCTCCAGATTGACGTATCGGGAAGCGGCAATTACACGCTTTCAATTGCGGAACTAAACAAGACGGCGTATGTCTTTACCGGCACCCTGACGGGTAATCGCGACATCATTGTTCCGACCACCGTACAGCAGTACTGGGTTAGCAATCAGACCTCTGGCTCTTATACGCTTGGTGTTCGCACTTCTTCTCAAGCAAGCCCCGGTGTCACGGTATCTTCCGCAGCCCGAGCCATTTTGTATTGCGATGGTACGGATGTTGTAGACGCGGATACATCAACGATTGGTATTCCCGTTGCCGTCAGTCAGGGTGGTACGGGCGCAACAACCGCGAGCGGTGCAAGAACCAACTTGGGTGCAACGTCGATTGGTAACGCGGTCTTTACGGCTGCGAGTACTTCTGCGGCGCAGATTGCGCTGGGTCTTGACCCGATTGAAGGCGGTAGTTACTGATGCCACTTCAGCCGATCATCGTTCGCTCCGAACCCGGCATTAAGCGGGACGGAACGAAGTTTGAAGGTAACTTTTACGTGGACGGACAATGGGTCCGGTTCCAGCGTGGGTTGCCGCGTAAGATCGGCGGGTATCGGGCGCTTCAAGACCGGCTGGATGGCATCGCCCGTGGCATGCACATTCACAATCATAATGGTTATACCTATGTCCACATAGGTACCAAGGACGGGGTGTTTCGTTTTCGGCTGGACCAGAATGGCAATTCCAGCATTGTGACCAACCGGACCAATGGTGGTTATGTATCAAACGCTAACTCGCTATATCAGTTTGATGTAGCGTTTAACACCACAAACAGCCAAAACGAAATACTGGCGCATGTTGCGCCAAACTTGGAAGACATTTCTTCAGATGCTGCGGGGCAGCTCTTTCAAGGTTTTGATAACGGAACGAGTCAGCTTACTCTTGTATCCGCAGTAACCGTTTCCGGTGGCATCGTTGCCTTGGCTCCGTATGTCTTTGCGTACGGGTCTGACGGATTTATTCAATGGAGTCGTTCGGGGTATACGGACAATTGGTCAGGCGGCGATGCGGGTAATGCGCGGGTTACAAGCCAAAAGATTGTCAAGGGTCTTCCGCTGCGTTCCGGTGCCGGTAACGCGCCTTCGGGACTTTTCTGGTCATTGGATTCGGTGATCCGTGCGACCTATGTTGGCGGTGCTCCGGTTTTCCAGTTTGACACCATTACCTCGCAGTCAAGCATCCTCTCTTCGCAAAGCGTGATTGAGTACGACGGTATTTACTTTTGGTGCGGCGTAGACCGCTTCCTAATGTTTAACGGTGTCGTGCGCGAAGTACCGAACTCGCTGAACCTAAACTGGTTCTATGACAACTTGAACTACTCTCAGCGCCAGAAGGTGTTTGCGTTTAAGGTACCGCGCTGGGGCGAGATCTGGTGGTGCTACCCGAGGGGCAACGCGACCGAATGTACACACGCAGTCATTTACAACGTGCGTGAGAATACGTGGTACGACACGGAACTTCCAAACGGCGGTCGCTCTGCGGGTCAGTATGCGCAGGTTTTCAGTTCCCCGCTCGTGGTGGGTGTGATTGATACCGAAACGGTTCAGTTCCGTGGTACGCAAGACAGCGAACGTCGGGTGACCGAAGATGGCAATCCGAGAATTATTAACGACCCTCAAGGCTACGTGGTGTGGCAGCACGAGTATGGTACGGATGAGATTAATGGCGCTCAAATTCGACCTATTCGTTCTTGGTTTGAGACTGCGGATATGTCTTTGGTGGCGTCAGAGCAGCCTCAGAATATGGCTATCCGGGTCGAGTACATAGAACCCGACTTTGTTCAGTCTGGGAACATGACCGTGGAAATCACAGGCCGCGCTAACGCAAGGTCTGCGGAAGTGACAAGTGATCCCAAGACGATCTTTGCCAATCTGACAGACCGTCAGCAGCAGTTGGTGTACTTCCGCGAAATTCGTCGCGAGTTGCGTTTCCGGTTTGAAAGCAACACGATTGGTGGGAATTATCAAACGGGGCAGATTATTGCGCACATTGAACCGGCAACGGGCACGGTGCTTGGAGAGAATCCATGAGTCTGCTGACAGATCCGCGTTATCACAAGCTTCAGGATTGGGCTGATTACACAGTCTTTGATTTGGAAGATTACGGTCCAATTGCTCGACTTGAAAAAGAGTCTGAATGGCAAAATTGGGCGGCGGGTATCATTGGAATAAATGGCATTTCTCAGCAAAATCCGCCGTCGCCGTATCAGTTTGACGACTGGCGAGAGTGGGCGCTTCGCTTTTATCAGGTTTTGGATTAGGTGAACCATGGCTAGTTATTACACGTATGGCTCAATTCCCGGCGCGGAAGACTACAGCAACGAAATGAGCGATCTAGGCTCTTTTGCTCCGCGTGGTGAGGTTATTTCGGGACTGCCTTTTGCGATGCCTGATGAAGATCGGTCTTACGTTCCGCGTGGAGAAGATGTTCCGGTAACTCCCTTG